ATTCGCCTAAACCGCAGGGATACAACAGAGATCTCCGAGTCCTGCGACCAGCGCAGGTACGGGATGGCCAGCTTCCCTCGGTAGAGTTCATGACCAGGGAGTGGCTCTTCCACGTATCCCAGTTGGAACCACCTCACTATCTTCGGATCCCCCAGGCCCCTGCTCTCCAAATACTCTTCGGCTAGGCTTCCGGGCAGGCTCCGGTTGTACCGCTGAGTCGATTCCCGGAGAAACCTCCTTCGCGAGTCGCTTAGCCTCTGCATAGCTAACTTCCTCTCTTTCTTTCAAGATCCAAACAGCACTTCCTCCTACTCCGCAGCCTAGGCACCGGAACGCGTTGTACCGATACGAGATACCCGCGCTGGCGATACCGTCTCCGTGGAACGGGCACCGAGTACTGATCCACTCCTGGCCGGTGTCCTCTGGCGGTTCCCACTCCGGGTGGTACCGCTGGATAACCCTGGCTATCAGGGACTCCATCAGTAGTACTCCCTCCGGTATGCGGTGACCCCGATTACCTTTCCTCCCGCTTCTCGTACTGCTTTAGCGACTGCTTCTTCGATGGTGTCTAGGAAATCGTCGGGTATCGGTGGCTGCCCTATAAACGTGAACTTCTCGAACCACGCTTCTACCTTGAATTTAAGCAAAGTAAGTCACCTCGTACACGCTCAAGTCTTTGGTCTTGAAGTGCCACTTGGAACCCTCGAGTAGGCCCTCGATGAACATCGCGAGTTGCTCTTCTTCCCTGTCCGACTCGACCAGAGCCTCTATTCTGTAGTGCATCTATCCTCCGTTCGTTGTCAAGTTTTCCGGCACGACGACGTTGACCCCGGCCATACGGGCCGGGTGCATGGCCAGGTATTCGATAGCGCGCTGCAACGCGTATTTGTCGTCTCTCAGATGCCCCAAGACGTTTCGGTTGCACGGGGTGCATAGAAGTCCTCGGACGATCCTGGTCTCGTGGTCGTGATCGACCGAGAGCCGTTTACGGGCACCTGTGGCCCTTTGGCAGATGAAGCACCGCTGCCCTTGGTAGTTGTATATCTGCCAATACTCCTCGGCGGTAAGGCCGTAGACGGCCATCAGCCGCTGCTCCCACGTCGCGGATCGACGCTTGTTACGTTGCAGCCTGTGGTGTGTGGCACACCGAGGACCGGGGTGGGGTGCTTTTCGTTTAGACGTGATGCCCTCGGCCACGCAGTCCTTACACGGCTTAGGTCTGCGTCCTCGATCCTGAGGATGCCTACGCGATGCCGAAGTCATAGTCAAGCCCTATCGCGTCCCGGATCTTTTCCACAGCCAGCTTCGGGTCGGATATCATCCACGAATGAAACCGACCGCCTAGCAGGTACAAGCGGGCACCGGCTACCATCGCCGCGTCCAACGCGGCTACCGGCGAAACGATCCGATCCTCGGAGCCGTGGATCAACGTGGTACGTACTCGGTTAAGCTTGAGAGCCTGCATAGCAGCCTCGCTGTCGTGCTTTACCAAAGCCAACCCCGCTCGAGCCATTCCTACACCGGACACCGACCCTTGCAGGCGCGAAGCCAGGCTGAGACGCTCTCCAAGCCTTCTGATAGACCCGGCCTGACGGACATCACCCCACACGTCCCTCACCGCTCCGGAGAAAAACTTAGCACCTCTGCTGGCGCTGATAGACCGGTGGTGTGTCTCGCCTACGGCTGCGTCCAAGAGAACGACATCTATAACCGAGTCGGGTCGTTTGGCTGATAACTCAGCGACGATAGCCCCGCCCATCGAGTGCCCCACCATAACCGACGGCGGGACCCCGACCTGGTCCATAGCATCCGCTAAGACATCGGCCATATCTTCAACCGAGTGCCCGTACGGAAGGTTGTCGCTGCCTCCGTGGTCGGGGGCGTCGAACGCCCACACCTCGAATCCGTTACCGGCCAGCAGGTCCAGCATTTCCCCGTAAGCCGCAGCAGACACCGAGAACCCGTGCATGAAGACGAGCGGAATCCCCTCGCCTCCGTGCAGGTAGCAGACTTTGAAGCCTTCCGGAAGAACTACAGACTTCGGGATCACTTAGACCACCTCTTCGCGGACCGGTTGACGTTGAGTTCAGAGACGTTATTCGCCAACGTCCCCCGGCGGTTGTCTAGCAGGCTCGAGAGGATCTGCTGGTGGGTGAGGTTGGCCTTGCCTTGGGGTTTGGGCATGGTGTTCCTTTCGTTAGTTGACAAGTCCTAGGCCCGAGAAGCCATGACCACGCGCTCGGTGTGCATCACGGGGGTTTTCTTCCCGCCCCCACGCCTGTCCGGGGCGGTCTTGCCGTTCTTCCCGTATTCCCGTCTGCGAAGAAGAGACTCCGACATGGCAGGGGGTAGCAGGTGATACATGCCGGACGCTATACCGTCCCGGTCTCCCCGGTCGAACAGGTCAATTACGTTGGTGTAGATGCTGTTCCCGGTCTTGAATCGAACTATTGGTCCGTGACCGAAGTCTACCCACGCGTAGTTACGGAAGAAGTAGACGTTCTCCGCACCCATGCGCTTACTAGCCTGCGACATGACACAACTAGAACCGTCACCATGGGCAGCCAGCTCGCAGGCAGTTTCTATGTCCGAGTCTTTGACCCACATAGAGATAGGCTCTAGGGCGTCTGCGTACCCTCGGGTCGCCGCCACCTCCTTGACCCACTTCGGTAGGCCGTTTCTGGGGGTCTGCCGGATGATGGTGCTTACTTTTAGTCCGTTGACTTTCCTGGTCATTTTGTAACCTCTCCTGTTCCTCCGCATGTTGGACAACACACGGTTGTTTTTGGTGTTTCCTGTTGTGGCTCTTCCACGACCTCCGCATCAAGCGGAGGGAGTTCCTTCGGTTCGGGATTGCGGTACGTCTTCCCGTCCAGCCCGGTGACCGGCGCGGGATCATCAGGTGGTGCATTTGCACCAGCAGCCAAATCCCGGACCACGGTGGCGTGGTCCGACCCCGTCGCCGAACCGATAGCCCGCGTCGACATGCCCTGCCCGCGCAGCAGCGCCACCACCGCCCGGCGCTCGTCGCGCGGCAGGTGCAAAGGCGCGTACTCGAACTCACCCTTGACGTAGGAGTCCCAGGACTCATACCCCAAAGGCAGCCACACCCTGCCGAGCCACGCCTTGACGACCAGCGTCATCAGGTCGCCCATGGATTTTCGGATCTTGTCCGTAAGCGCAACCGCTTGAACCTCAGTTAGGTCACGGTGGACCTGTAAGGCTACTCCCAGCGACATACTTCTCTCCTCTCGTTAGTTGTCAAGCCTTAGGGAAATCTCGTATCTGCATGGTGTCGCCGACGAACTCTAAAGAAGTGTAGTCGATCCCGGACGGGTCTGCTTTGCCTCCCCGGTTCTTTACTGTCGATACCCTCAAAGAGTCCGACGCGAACGTCTCCTGAACCCGGTGCAAGGTCAAGACCAACTCCGGTACTCGGGTGATCTGACCCTTAACCCCGGACAGCGGTATCGGTTTGGATGCGTCGTTGTACCCTCCGGTGACGTGGTGCAGCCCGACGACGCACGCGGCGGTCGACCGGGCCATGTCGTGGAGGTAGTCCATCAGCGACTCCAATCCCGAGAACGGGTCGTCCTCCTCGCCGCCCGAGCGGACGTTGGTGACGTTGTCGATCACCACCAGAGACGGAAAGTCTCCGTAGACCTCGTCGTAAGACATCATCGTCTGCTCTATCTGGTCGAGCGTCGGGGACGCGTGGTAAGTGAACCGGATAGGGATGTCGGCCAAAGCTTGTTTAGCTTCGTCGTCAAGCCTCTCCTCCCGGACCTCTCTCGATGACCGGTCCATCGGCCTCCCGGTCAGGATCGACACCGACCGGCTCAGTTGGGTAAACGCATCTGAGTCCGCCGATATAAACAGGGTCGGAACACGGGCCTTCAGGGCATACGTCAGGACAAAGGCAGACTTGCCCGTCCCAGGACCAGCGCACACGAGGCATAGTTGTCCTCTCAGGAACCTGGTTCCCTTTTGTTCCAGAGAATCCCATACCTTTGGTAAGGGATCCCCCGCGTGACCTTTGACGTAGAGACTCTGTAAAGGGCTGTACACCTATCTCCCTTCCGGGTACTGGAAGCCATCTTGGAGGAGGGCGAAGTACACCGGTATCTGCAGTTGGAGGCTCATGTTCAGCTCTTCTTTACCCCGGTTGTACTGCGACCTGAGTTTCTCCACCGGAGTCCCCAGGAACTGCGAAGCCTCGTGGACCGACCACCCGGCCTGAACCATACGGACCACAGCTCTAGGCTCGTGGATATCCACCTCCCGTAGGCATGGGTCGTTCGGGTCTATGTGTGGCATGTATCCTCCGTTCCGTGTCAAGCGCAGCAGCCAAAAAAAGCGCAGGCGCCAGTTGTGCGTTACCCGTCTTAGACGGTCCATCCGGTCTCCTCAGCAGTTGAGTACGCACACGCCGTTCTCACCTCGACCGGGGCGGTTTGGCGCGCCTGGGTAGTTGGGCACACCAGACCCCAAGCCTCCTACGAGGCCGCACCCAGAAAGAGTACAGGAGAGCAGCAGGGCGATAGCGATCAGTTTCTTCATGGTTACCTTTCCTGTTTGACGATGGCCTCTACCGCGAGGCCAACAACTATTGCGATGACGAACAAGGCTGCTCCGATGACTGCTATGTGCGGCATCAGACCACCGGCCCGTAAAAGTCCAGATACATCCCGATCAAACCTTCGTACTGCGGGCACTGCTCGTGGATGGCCCCGGTAACCGTGTCCCAAGAGTCCTGCGCCCCCAACAGTCTCGCGTCAGTAACGAGAAGCCAGCGCAGCGTGATCAGGCCGGGGGTGTTGTCCATCGTCGGGCACACGTGGCTATAGAAGAAGTCACTCACCGGTCCGGCAGCTTGGGCGGAGGGTGCGAACACCGCTGCCCCCAAACCTAGTATAGCCATGAACTGGGCTACTAATATTTTCATACCTTTACCTTTCAAACCTTGTATTCGCAGGTGTAAGCGACGTCGCAGAACCGGCACTTGTCTGGGTCTGGATCCGGATCAAACCTCTCTGCCCGGATGTTGGCTTCCAGCTCTTTGAACTTCGCCGAGACGGTCTCTCGAGTCCAGTCGGATAGATCGAACGGGTAGGTCGGTTTTCCGCTCCGACCCATCCAGTAGTCACCACCCGTAGCCATGCTGCCGAATTGCTCGGCCAGAGCCACGGAGTAGACTCCGAGCTGGAAGTCATCGCCGGGGTTGTTCCCAGTTTTGTGGTCACGGACCACCAGCGCGCGGGTACCATCCTCGAGGTAGCTCACTACGACCGCGTCTATGAAGCCTCTGATCAGGACTCCGTCCAGGTCTATATCAAACCCAAGCTCTATACCTGGCTTTCCATCAGCGTCCACCCAAATCATCTCATGGTTCGCGCGCGAGGCGTACTCTACGTACTTCCGGACTTGGTCCAGCCCGATCTCCCTTCGCCGTGTCAAATCCTCCATACCTTTGTAAGGACCTGACGCGAACCACCATTGAAAGTTCGGGGTGACCCCGGCGTACCGGTTGACTTCTTTCCGGTACTCCTCGGCGAAAACGGCCTGAGCTTCCTCTAGAGACATCTTCCGGCCCGACCGCTCCCAAGCCTCTATAGCGGCGTGTACCGCCGTTCCCTGTGGCAACCAGGCGGCAGGACGCTGCCATACCTTCTTGATCCGAGACAGGTAGTACGAGTAAGGGCATCGCTCGTACTGCTTCAACTGGGATACGGACAGATACCCCTTCTCAGGGCCGAACGGGTCACGCGATTTCATCGAATATCAACCTCACGGCTCTTAGGACCGTGGCCCCATGTTTGGCTTCTTCGTCGGT